CAGGCCGTCCGGCTGGTAGGCTTGCCGCCTGACGAAGAAGCGGCGGTGCTGGCGGTGGACGTCCACGGCCAGAGCTGCCTACAGGCGGCGGCGCTGCTCCACGTCAGCGTGGACGGCCTCGCCAAGATCCGGCGGCGTGCCTACGCCAAGATCGCGGATGATATGCAGGGATAGAGAGAGCCGTGTCCGATTCGGACACGGCTCTTCTCTATCTTTCCAGTTCATTTTCGAGCGCTTCAATAATGAATTGACGCTTAGAAATTCTTCTGCTGGCGGCGGCATCGGCGATCTTCTGCATCATTTCTTTAGGGATGTCAGCCGTTAGTCTGGCATAGTTCTCAGCACGCCACCGCTTTTTTGCCTGGTCCTCTTTCTCAACGGCGGCATCTGACATGATATAGTGATAGATCTTCCCGTCAGGCATCCGCTTTGCTCGCTCACGTGTCATTCCGCTCCACCTCCAGACCCTTTCTGATGAGCCGCTTGATTTCCGTCTGGCGGGCTTTGCCTTCCAGCGCGGCGAGGATATCAGCATCGGTGTTGTTGTTCAGTTTCAAGCCGATGAAGGTGGTGTTTTGCGCCATCCACTGGCGTTTCGCTTCACTATCCGGCATGGCTTAAAACAGGCTCTTGAAGGTTACCCCGAACTTCTCGGCGGCTTCGGCTTTGAAGCGCTTTATATTTTCGTGGTAGTCCTCGCTGAAATACTCATTTGCCGCACCAGCGGAAATCATCCGGGATTCCTGATCGTTGATGTAATCGGCAGCGGCTTCTGCGTTCTCTCCTAAAATTTTGTAAGTGTCCATCAAAATAGTTTTCATAATTTTCCTCCTTTACGCCTCAACCACGTTTTCAACACAGGACTTGGGGCACCAGATCGTCACATTCTTTTCGCCGCTCATGAAAAGAGCTTCAACGGACAGCTTATAGGCCTTTTCAGTTTCGCCGATGATCTCCCCGAAAGCATCCAGTCTCTGGCAGTAATAGCGATCGTTGAGCTCCATCTTTTTTTCGATCTGGAACCATCTTTTCATGTTAGCGAACTTCTTCATATTTATGATCCCCTTTCCTTTACTGTACCTAAAGTATAGCGTAGGTTTAACCTATTGTCAATAGGTTAAACCGAATTTCTCAAAATATTTTCAGGGCAGTTTAAGGGCAGAATACAGGCAGTTTCCGGGCAGTTTGGCTGTCTGGATTTTTTGTATCATGAGGGTAAGAAAAAGGAGGTGCGCTATGGATCAGCAATTTGCAATCGCAGGATATACGGGCTCCAGCTGCCTGATGTGCGCCATCGACGGCGCGGACATCTGGCAGGTGGACTATTTTGGCAACCGTCAGCAGATCATCGGAAAGACCGCAGCGGCCTACACAGAGCTGGAGGGCACCACTCAGCAGTACTATGACAAGTTGGTGGAGTTGGGCATCATCACCCCGCCCAAGACGCAGGAGGAGCTGATGGGTGAGATGCAGTCGGCCATGAGCGACATGGCCGAGATCATCAAGGGCCTGTCGGCCCAGGTAAAGGAGCTGAAGGAGAATGGATCTCAAACAGATCATAGCAGCCGCGTCGAGGATGTTCCCCAGCGCCGACCTGCAAAACGCAGTGCAGAAGGCGGAGCAGGCGATCAGCGGGACGGCTAACACGCTGGAAGGCGTCCAAAGCACCGCCAGGCGGCTGGGCATTGACCCCAATATCGCCAACAGCCTGTATGCCCGCTACGGGAAGACCATGCAGGCAAAGGCCCTGTGCGGCCTTCTGGGGACCACACCGGAGGCTTTGCGCTCCGATGCTAACAAGATCCTTGGCGGCGCGCAGAACGGCTCCCAGGCCCCGCAGAAGGGGAAAGCGGGCGGTTCCACCAAATTCCCCCGGCTGAAATAGCCGGTTGGAATAAAAACACGAAAGGAGCACGAACACATGGAAGATCGTAGCACTGGTATGAGCTGGATTGCAGTCCTCTTTGTCATCATCGTGATTTTCGCCATTTTCGGCGGGAATTTTGGCGGCGGCTGGGGCTGGAATCGCGGCAACAATCCCTATCCTCCGCAGGAGGGCTGCAACCGGGTGAGCAACTGCGAGATCGAGAAACAGGAGATCGCCGACACGGCCCGGACCCAGTACCTCATCGAGCAGCAGAGCAATGACACCCGTATGGCCATCAACGCCAGCACGGAGGCCATTACCTCTCAGGCCAGCCGGATCTATGAGCAGCGCCTCCAGGAGACCATCTTCGATCTCAAGATGGAGAACCAGAACCTCAAGAACGGCATCTTCACCAAGGAGCAGACCGACGCTCTGGCGGCGAAGATCTCCGACTGCTGCTGTGGCTTCAACCGCCGGCTGGATGCCATCGAAGGCCGGATGCTGACCAAGCCGAACCTGTACGGCGTGGCGTCCACCTGCGGCGGCCAGATCATCCCTGCATCCTGCGGCTGCAACGGCAGCGGCAACATCTGAGCAACTTTTTCCGCTTCGGAAACAGTTCAGGCCCTTCTGGCCGGGTAACGGGCGGGGCCGGTGCCCCGCCCTTCAATTTTGAAAGGAGAGTATTATGAGTTGTAAATCTGCTTTGTATGCTGCTATGCAGACTCCCACGGCGGTAGCTGTTGGCGGCGTCATCCCTCTGGGCGGCCTGATCCGGCGGTACGGCTGCGACATTGCCCTCAACGGCAATGCGGTCAACCTTTCCGGCGTCGGCTACTACGACGTGGACGCCTCCATCACCGCCACCCTCACGGCGGCCGGAGCTGTCACCGC